TTGCCAGCGTTACGTGCTTCTGTCACACCGCCAAGGAGTATTCGCTGTTGCTCTGCTTTGTTCTTAGCGTTCTGTCCTATCATAGACATAACCCCACCTAGCACGGTGGAGAAGAGCATAGTGATGAGTTCTAGGGGGAGACCAAACATTAGGGATACATTTCATTCTTTAGTGCTGTAGTTCTAGTCCATCTATCAGCAGCAGAACCTGTATGACCTATAGCTCTAGCAAGTTTATCACTTGTAAGCGTACCGTCAAAGAAGTCTTTTCCAGGTAAAGTTAAATAAGCCATTGCAGCTGCGGCGGCATACTTTGGGTCTTTTACTAGCTCTGGATTATTAACTAAGTCTACGCCAATAATATCACCTATTCTCTGATAATTATCCTTACCTGTTATTTGAACTAGGCCACGGCCTTTGTACTTAGAGCCATCAGTAGGTGAAGTGTTACCTAAAGTAGCCCCAATCGCATCTGCATCTGGGCCATAGATAAAGTCAAATATTTCATCTCCTGTAGCATTACTACCTAAAGCTTCTAGCTTTTGCTTACGTCTTTTACCTTTTGCAGTTAGAGGTCTGTTAAGGTCATTGCCCTCGTGCATAGATTCGTTGTTTGTTACAAAGGTTCTGACTGCACTTTTTAAAGTATGACCGCCCTCAACCAAAGCTCGACCCCCTGTTTCAGCTTCAACAGTAGCTACAAAGGCAGCAGCTCTTACGGGATCTTTTATGTTTTCCTTAGCCCATGTTTTTACCTTACTAATATCTGGAGCTGTTCCTGCCTCGTTGAGTACTGACTTACGAGTTATTTCTTTTCTAGGATCTTCTGTTTCTGGGTTTTCCATAGCCTTAATAGTAACTTCGTCTAACACACCAGACACAGGTAGCCCATTTTGATACTGCCAACCTGCTAGTTTTCTGGTAGATCCTCTACCCCAAACACCGTCTACCGTTACACCTAAATATTCTTGAGCAGCTTTATTCTTTTCTTCTGTGTTTAAAGAACTTAGACCTGTAGGTCTAGCTTTAGGACGTGTCATAAGCCCTTCGCCTGTTTCTGCACCAGCAGGAGTACCAACACTACCATAACCTTCTGCACCACCTAGCTCACGTGGGTCAGTACCTGCTACGTTGTTACGTGCAGCAACTTCTTCTGGTGTCAATGATCTAGTAATACCTGCAGCATCACGCTCTGATGCAGCCCGTTCTGCAGACTCACGAGCTAAGCCCTCCATTTTACGGTCTGCTCTACCTTTTAGGTATTCTTGAACTTGAACCGCATCAGGTATATACTTAAAGAAGTCAGGTAAAACTGAGTCAGGCTGTGCATCTAAGAAGTACTCTAGCTCTGACTTAGCGGCTTGCTCTTCTTCTGTTTTAGGTGGGAACAAGCCAAAGAGCTTTTCTATACCCTTCATAATAAGTTCACCACGTTTGTCACCCATGTAACTCAAAGCTTCTGGGATACTAAGTACTTCTGGAGCTTTAACTTTTGCTGCTGTTCCAAAGTCTTCTGGCGCTATACCTGTAAACGTTTCTGGTACAGTAACCTTCTCGCCTGGACGAATCAAGTCAGGATTCTTGATCTGTGGATTAGCATCAATGACATCCTGTACAGGTAAACCTTTTTCTTCTGCAATAGAAGTGAGGGTGTCACCCGCCTTAACCTCTAGCTCTTCTACAGTGATAGGCTCAGGCTGTAATGCTTTCTGCAGTACATCCATATTGAGGTTAGGCTCTGGTTCTTCCTTACCCATCTTACCTGTGTAGACCTCTGGTACATCAACACCTAGAGCTTCATACAATGCACGATCCGCTGCTGTAGTCTCAAACGGGAGACCTCCCTGTGATGTAGTGTCATTGTCAGAGCCACCATCATTGGGCATAAACATAGGGCTATCGTAGAAGGATATGCCTGAGTCGCCATCATCATTATTACCACCACTAGGTAAGTCTGCACCAGCACCAGAGAAGAGATTAGCGATACTCTCAAAGAAGCTAGGCTCATCCTTGTTATCATCATCGTTAGCTGTAGGATTAGACGTGTTACTCATAATGCCAGATGAGGTAGAAGCAGCTGGATTACCGTATCCTTCTGAGCCACCTAAGTTACGAGGATCAGCACTTGTAATACCTTGTGTGTTATAATTGGGCATGTCTTTATCCTTACTTACCAAACATGATGTCTGCAGCGTTAGAAGCAATAGCACCCATGAATGTGCCTGCAGCAGCGCTAAGAGCCGAACCACTGTCATCCTCTGCAGCTGCACTTATATTAGCAACAGCAAGCTTAGTATCCCTATCTGCAGCACTCTCTGCAGACTGCCAAGCCCAAGCCAGAGTATCACGTTCACGCTGTATAGCATTGTTGTATCCTGTTGTGGTAAAGCCATTAGCTGCTATTGCAGCATCACGGTTTGCTTGGTTCTGTGCAGCATTATCCATGGTAGTAATAGCCTGTGACCACTGTGCGTTAGCCTGTGCTACAACTAACTGGTTACTGGCATTAAACTGATCACGAGTATTCTGTTGTGCTGCATTGAACTGAGATAATGCATTAGCTTCACCAGCGTTAAACTTCTCCATAGCGTTGAACTGCTCATTATTAAACTGTTCAATGTTTGTCTGTAAGTTAGAGAAGAACATACCAACCTGATCATCACTAGCAGCGTTGAACTGTCTAGCAGCATTGGCAGCAGCAGTATCAGATGTATATACACTAGCTAGGCTCTGCGCTTTAAACATAGCCACTTGCTGTTGGTTACTCATGCTAGACATATCAAAGTCAAGGAAAGACTGAGCACGTTGCACGTTAGCCTGCTGTCTGTTATTAAGGTTAGTCAAGTCTAACTGTGACATAGCTGCAGCATCTGCCATGACCTTAGCATTCTTAGCATCTAGGTTAGCAATGTCTACAGTCTGAGCCATACGAGCATTCTCTAGGGCTACCTGTTGCTCAGCTGTGAAGTTAATCTTAGCTACGTCAGCAATACGTGCAGCATTCTGTACACGTGACTGGAACTCTTGGTCAAACTCCATACCCAAGAAGTTAGCACGTTGCTCAGCAGCAAACATAGCAGCCTGTTGCTTGTTGGACAAGTTCTGCGCTTCAAAGCTTGCACGTGTTTGTGCGTCAGCCATAGCGATAGGTAGTGCAGACTCCATAGCAGCCTGTACAATAGCCTGACCCGCCATGCTAGATGCACCTAAGCCACGAGAAGCTAGAGCAGATGTAGCAGCCCTCATAGCTCCTGCTGCCCATGCTGGTGTATCACCACCCTCAAACTGTTCTAGCAGTCCTGTAAGCTGCCCCTGTACAGTAGCCTCAGTAGATGGTACTCCTGTAGCTGCAGCAAAGTTAGTCTCTACTTTAGCACGTTCAAAGTCTACAGCACTAGATACTTTCATATCTTCTGTAACTTCTAGGGGTGCTACACCCTCTACACGTTGAGCACGACTAATCTGTTCTGCACTTAAGCCTAACTGTGCTAACTCAGAGGGAGACATAGTAGCTGCATCAGCCAATGCCTCAGCACTAGGTTTACCAGTTACAGCAGTAAGCTTAGACATGACATCAGCTACTTCTGCAGCAGCTTCCTTAGGTGTCATACCTGCAGCTTCAAACTCTTTTGCTAGAGGTACATCAGCAGCAAGCTTAGCCTCTGTCTGGGTAGCTGTAGCAGCCTGTGCAGGAGCCTGACCTGTACCCTCAGCAATCATACCCTCAGCCTTCTGGGCGTCAGATACAGTTACTACATCAGCCTTAGTAGTCATAGCTGTAGGATCTGTAAGAGCAGCAGCCTGTAGTTCTGTTGTGCTAGGTGTACCTATACGTGCTACGTTTGCACTAGCCTGTGATAGATTAGCTTTAGCTTGAGTGACTTTAATCTGTTGATCATCTACAAGCTTCTGCATTACTTCACGTTGAGGATCATCAGCAGGAAGGTTAGATAACTGCTGTTGCAGCGAGGTTAGTGTACCCTGCTCCTGAGATACAGCAGTCTGTGCAGTGTCTAGTGAAGCCCTTACATCTGTAAGAGCCTCTCCTGCTTTGTCATACTGTCCTTGTTTGTACAAGTCTAGCTGTTGAGTGTACTGATCCTGAGCAGCAACATTGGCTTTGTAGGGGTCAGACTCCTTATACTGCTGTATAACATTAGCTATATTAGCTGCTTCTTTATCTATGCTTGCACGTTTCCTGTAGATAGACTTTAGTGTAGTCCCATCAGCATACGTAATAGTCCAGTTTCCACTGCTACCAGTTACCTCATAATCTGTAGGGTTCTCTGGTAGGTTACCTGAGGATAACATTTTAGTGATGCCAGGGATGTTCTTCTCAGCACCTGCACCCTTTGATCCACCAGCTATCTGTTCTAGGAAGGGTGCGTAGTCAGCTTCTGTTATACCCTCTGGTGCAATAGGTAGACCTTCTATAGGAGTGTAGCTAGTAGAGGACTGAGCGACAGTAGGCTGCATGTTAGCAATAGATTGACTTATATCAAACCCACCAGTAGTGTTAGGTGTGTTAGGGGGAGGGTTGCCTGGTTTATCATTGTCTGTAGAGTGAGCAGGCTTTGCACCTACGCCGCCTGTATACGTGTTCTTATATGTAGTCCCAGCAGCTGTTTGTACAGGCTGTGTAGCTAGTGTTGCAGTTCCACCAGTAGCAAACGATTGAGGCTGTAGGCTTTTTACATCTACAGGCTGTCCCTGCGTAGGGTTAGGCTGTTGGTACAAACGATTATAGTCTAACTGTGCCATAGCCTGAGGCTGCTGTTGCTGTTGAGGTACATACCCACCTACAGCCATACCAATACGCTTCTGTGCTAGTTCAGCCATTTTACCCACACGTGCTGCAGCACCTGGTTGTGAAGCTAAGAACTTAGCCTGCTCATCAGCCTGCATACCCTGCATCTCAGGTATAATCTTACCCATCTGTTCAGGTGTAAACCCACCAAATCGTTTAGCCATTATAGTAGTCCTTATTAATTACCTATCTTCATCCATATTGCAGCAGCAATGAAGGTAAACACAGTAACAGTAGTTATCTTTACAAATGTATTCCATATACTCTGACGTGTGTGACGCCATGTCTCCAATAGACTACGGATCTCACGTATGTCTACAGCAGCTGATTCATCCTGCAAGCCAAGCTCACGTAGGACTAACTTAGCCCCACGCTTAGCTGAACGATCTAGCATATCTTCTAGCTCTTCTGTGCTTAACTTAATGTCAGACATAACCTACACCCTATGGTTTAGTAGGCCAGTCAGCCTCTTCCAAGTGAGGCCAGTTAGAGTGGCTTGTAATGTCACGCAATGCTTGACGATATGCTGTTTGTTCAGCTGTCATGGTTAGATCAGATGATGCCCACCAATCTGTCTCAGCAATAAGTGTATCACGCTGTGAGCGGTTACGTTCTGCTGCACTATCGTCTAGCTGTTGCTGATATGCTGCCTCATGTTCAGCCTTAGTGGTTGTTACA